CAAAGCTTTGTAATTGATGGCAACCAAGATGAATTTACAACGGTTACTTTACAAATTAATTTTACAGGTGCGGGGCAAAATAATTTGATAGTAGTAAAAAAAATATTTTAAGACATGGGATTTTCATATAATGTCAACGTACTCAATCAGAAGGGAAGTCCTGCAATTTATACAGATACTTTTGCGAATAGGCCTGCATTTGGATTTGCAGGAAGATTATTTATTGCAAATGATACGGCGGCAATATATGAAGATACTGGGACGTCTTGGGTATTAATAGCCAATGTAAGCAGCGGCGCGGGTACTCTACAACAAGTTACCACAAACGGCAATACTTCAAATGTAGGTATATCAGTAACGGCTGGCGGAGTAAGTACAAACGGTTTAACCGTTACAACTTTAACTACTGGATCAGTTCCCTTTGTTGGTGCGGCTGGATTAATTACACAAGACAATACTAATTTATTTTTTGACGATACTAATAATAGATTAGGGATTAATACAAATACGCCTTCTAATAATTTAGACGTACACGGTAGCGGCACAAGTCCATTAATAGCTATAAATAATACGGCTGGAAATCAATCTTTAATTGGTTTTGCAAAAAATTCAACTGCTAAATGGCGCATTGGTAATTCTTCAACAGATACTTTTGACGTTTTAAATGTTGGTTTAGCTTTAAATGCAATATCAATAAACGGAAGTACAAACACATCTTATTTTAATCAAAATATAGCTATTAAACAAAACGCGCTTTATTATAATACTGCTGGTTTTAATTCAATAGGTTGTGATGTTAACGGTTTTTATTTTCAAAGAGATACAAATCCAAATAATGCTTATTTTGATTTTAGTCTTTTATTAAGTACTAGAAATTTTGTTTTTCCAAATGCAACGGGAACTTTAGCATTAACTACTGATTTAGCTTCTTATTTGCCTTTAGCTGGTGGAACTTTAAGCGGTAATTTAACAGTAAATAACGGTATTACATTTCCTTCAACACAAATAATTTCAGCAGATCCAAATACTTTAGATGATTATGAAGAAGGAAATTGGACTATTGGTCTTAATTTTGGAGGCGGATCAGTTGGAATAACTACTGCTGATAATTCAGGAAAATACACAAAAATAGGAAGGCAAGTAAATGTTACTGGTTACATTAATTTAACAAATAAAGGAACTTCAATTGGTGATGCTCAAATTACTGGTTTACCATTCACTATTGGATCAACAAATGGCTTTTTTTCAGCAAGTACATTTAGAAACAATAATATAACTTTTACAGGTCAATTTGTTGCATATGGTACTATAAACCAAGCTACAATAGAATTAAACCAAACTTCAAATTTAGGTATTACAACTACAATTAATAATACTAATTTTGCTAACAATAGTTCATTAATAATTTCATTTACTTACTTCATATAATTATAAATAAATATAAAAATGATATTAATTGAAAAAAAAATAGTGCATTCTATAAAAATTTTACAATCCAATCAAATTGAAGTTTGTATATCATCAATTATTGAAAAAGATAATGTTGAAATTGCAAAAACATTTCATAGAAATGTATTATGTCCTGGAGATAATATTTTAAATGAAAATGAAAAAGTACAATTAGTTGCAAATTTATTATGGACAAATGAAGTTATAAATAATTATAAGTTATCTATAACAAAAAATATATAATGCAGACTAATTTGGAAAATTTATTTTATATAGGATCATTTGTTGGAACTATTATTTTTATAGGATCATTTTATGGTACTACTAAAAAAAAATTATCAGAAATCGAGCTAGATATGAAAGAAATAAAATCAGATCGTATCGATATTATAGACAAATTAGCCAGGATAGAAACAAAATTAGATTATTTAAATAAACAAAAATGAATAACTGGAAAACAACACTGGGGGGGGTACTAGCTGCAAGTTCTGAAGTTATACCCGTAAGTACTGGAATTCAGGGCCTAATTAGGGCCATTGGTTTATTATTGCTAGGATGGGCGGCAAAGGATCACTCAAAGAGGTTAAATGACGCAGCAAAATAAAATAATTTTAATAATACTAGGAATTTTGGGAATTACTGCAATTACTAAGGGATCAGGATTAACCAAAGCTTTAAATTTTATTAAAAAAGCTGAAGGGGGGTTATATCTAAAAGCTTACCAGGATAGCGGCGGAGTATGGACAATTGGTTACGGATCAACATATGACTTTGACAAGCAAAGAAAAGTACAGCAAGGCGATATTATTACGGCAGAGCAGGCCCAAAAATGGCTAGAAATTACAACTAGTAAAGACGCGGCAGAAATTAAAAATTTGATTAAAGTGCCATTAAATAATAATGAATTAAACGCCCTTATATCTTTTACTTATAATGTCGGGCTAGGGGCCTTTAAAGCTTCAAGCTTACTTAGATTACTAAATAGCGGTGCAGATAAAAAAATAGTAGCAGATCAGTTTGATAGATGGGTATTTGATAATGGAGTAAAAGTAAAGGGATTAATTAGTAGGCGAAACGCCGAAAAAAAGTTATTTTTGAGCTGAATTTGTTTAAGAAGGATTTTCATAGATTTGTCGGGGCGTTTCTACGCTCCGATTTTTTTTTGTTAAAAATTAGGTTATATTAAAATAATTATTTAATCTTTGTTAATCTATAATCTTAAACTTAAACAAAATGATCAAAGCAACTTTCCGCTTTTTCTACGGAAGCGAGGACAAACGTACATTGTACAGTTACACAATTGAATTAAATTCTTTATTTTTTACTGCCGCATTTGTTGAAAGCAACAATATTGTAAGTTTTTTACAAGTGGCTGGATGTGACATTTTAGATGTTAAATTAACCGAATGGCCTAATTAGGCCTATTTTTTTACTTTAAAATTTAAAACAATGGAATATTTTGCCTACAAGGGTTACACAATTGTATATAACCCTAAAACAAAAATGTACATAATTTATCCTTTTAACCAGGAATATAGATCACTAAAAAGTGCAAAGGCCTGGATTGAATATTTAATTAAATAATCCTAAAAAAAAATTTATGAAAAGAGATGTAATCACAGTAATTGTTATAATCATTTTGGCCTTATTAGCAGACAGTTTAATCAACTTTTAATGATAGATAACCCAATTTACATTGAGTTATTAAAAAATGCTTATAAACGCGGCCATATACCCCCTAAGGAGCAAATATTACTATCTATACAGGGCCAAAATATAGGTAGTATTCAGAATTATGTTATTATTTCTGGTTTGCCTAAAAGTGGCAAATCTACTTTTACAACTTCAATTGTATCAAGTAGCTTTGGCGTTTATGACATTTTTGGAATGAAGCTGCAAACTTTACCAGGGCGCAATAAAATCTTATATATTGATACTGAAAGCAGCGAATTTGACTTTTATAAACATATGTCAAGAATTAAAGATGTAGCAGATATGAACGAGTTACCAACATTTTTTGACAGTTTTTGTTTACGAAAGGAAGGCCCCGAAACCATTAAATTAATGATCCAGGCGTACATTGAAAATACGCCCGAATGTAGTGTTATTATCCTAGATGGTTTACTAGATATTGTTATGAATTATAATGATGAAATTGAGTGCCGTAAAGTAGTAAATTGGATCAAAGAACTTACAACCGTAAACAATTTATTATTAATTGGAATTTTGCATACTGGCAAAAATGAAGGCAAAACTTTGGGCCACCTGGGCAGCAATACAGATCGTTGGGCGCAAAGTACATTATCAGTAAAAAAAGAGGAAAGCGGATCTTTTATTTTAGAGCCTAAATTCTTACGATCCTCCGGAGGTTTTAAGCCCATAGAAATACAATATTCTATTGATGACAATAAGTTCATACAAATTAATTCTTTGCCCGTAAATGAGCCTAAAATCAAGCATTTCAGCAATTACACAGATCAAGAGCATAATAACATTTTAAATATTATTTTTCAAAAAGAAAAGTATTTTAAATACGAAAATTTAATTACTGAAATATCAAAAATTGAAAATAGAGGTATTAATTTTTCTAAGAGTTATTTAAAGTATTTTAAAGACAAAAACTACATTTCAAAAAATACACAAAATGAATATTTTGATTATCGTAAACAATTTTAAAAATGCAAGAAAATGAAAAAAATAAAAATTTGGATCTTTATTTTTTTAATGAGATTATCTCTAAAAATACAAAAAATAAAAAAGAAACTAAGGCAGAAAAAAAAGAAAGGATTAGATTAAGAATGTTAATTATTTTGGATAGTATTCAAAAAAATTTAAAAAAAATAAAGCCCCATTCTATTGGTTTAATAATGGGGCATTACTTAGCTAAAATAAAATTTTAAAATTCTACTTCGACCTTTTTCAATTCAAAAATAATAAAATTATGTTACAAACCAAATATTTTACGGCAATTTTTTTTGATCAGCAAAAAAAAGTTTACAAATATCGAAATATTTTAAATGATCCTATAAAACTAGACCAGTTTACAAGCTTTGCTTTAAGCAAAAACGCGGTTGAAATAAACTTTTATTGCAAGGAAACAAAAAAATTTTCACATAAGGTTTTTTTAAAGGTGAAAAAAATCAAAGTATAAATAAATATTAAATTTTTGTTAAATTTTCCCTAATTTTTAGGGTTTTTTTATGTCTAAAATTCTTTAAATTTAAGGGTGTATTTTGGTACAGAACGGGTACGGAACGGGTGGAACGGGCCCCCCCCTAAAGGGGGGCCCGTTACTGTTCACCCGTTCCGCACACATACCCGTCAAAAAAAAAAATGTTTGGCGAATTAAAATTTTTTTGTAGATTTGGAAATCTTTTTCAATTTTAATCAATTTTTATTTTTTTTAAATGTCAAAAAATTTAATTTATATCGGTTTGGCTTTTCTTGCCTGGATCGGTTACAAAAAATTT